TGACCCGCGCCCTGGACATGTGTTCTTTCCTATCTGGCTATGGATGTATTCGTTGCGCAACCCGCAATGGTGGGATGTTTTGTGTTTTGATGCAGGCACAAAAAAAAACAAAGAAGTCATGTGCCTCAACAACAGGCGGCGCAGTCATAGAACACAGTTGTGGGCAGAGTTGAATCGTCTGGGCATTATCGGCCGTATTGCTTACAGTTTTGTAGGACCCGAAGATCATGCTTTGTCTTACGCTTATCAATACCCCATGCTGTTGCGTGGAGAATTAGAAGATCCACAGCGCAACGATGTTGGTGTAGGACATGAAGTATACAATCAGTGTGCAGTAAACATTGTTACTGAAACTTCTACAGACGTGTCTTATGTGAGTGAAAAAATTTGCAAGGCTTTTGTGGCCCGACAGATACCTGTTATTGTGGGCTGTGTTGGAGTGAACAAATTCTTGCAAGACATTGGCCTGGACATGTTTGAAGATGTGGTTCCCTGGCGCACCTGGGACAATGAGTCAGATCAATTGATCAGAGTCAACAAGATAGCACAGTTTATGGATGATTGGATTCGCGGCAGAACTATTTTAAATGACTACAACAAACTATTGCCCAGAATTGAAAAAAACAAACAGTACTTTCACAGCGAAGCATTTAGAAACAAGATCATGGCGCAGATGCAAGTGTTTACACCTTGAACCAACCCAAGTACTGTTCTATCTTCTTGGCAACTGATGCCCAGTCACCCATTGAAGGTTGACGGAATATGCGCATGGTACTGTACCATGGGCTGGAGTCACGGTCTAGCATCCAACGCCAGTCTGTGGCAAACCACTGCAACATCAACCATGTGGGTCGACCCAATGCAGCTGACAAATGTGCAATGGCTGTGTCCACACTGATCACAACATCTGTGCATGCTATCAAAGCAGCAGTGTCTGCAAAACTCTGAATAGAACCAGGATACAAATTTACTCCGGCATCAGCTAATGCTTGAGATTCTTCATCAGTGGCATCTATTTGTAGACTGATCCATTCGTATTGTGGGTTGCGGCGCACAATGTCCAGCATGTCTTCAAACGGCATGCCTTTGTGTTTGTTGAGCCAAGCATCTCTGCGCCCTGACCATGAAAATCCCACCCGCATGCGTGTTTTTGGTCCAAGCAGTTTCAGCCAGTTTTGATAAAGATTCAACGGAGGATTGAGATACTGTACTTGTGGCGGTAGATTGTGCAAGTAAATGCCCAGCACACCTGGCAAACTCATGATAGACACCCAGTAGTCAAACGTTTCAGGAATCTCTTCAGTGTATCCGCCCACCCAGGAAAGTATGGGACTAGCACTAAGCATGGGGATCAAGCCATCCGTGACCTGCAACAGTATGCGAGCACCCAACACATGCAGATTGTACAAAAATCTACAGAACTGTATGTTGTCTCCGTGACCTTGTTCGCCTACTACTAGTATGGTTTTGTCCTTGAGGTCTTCACCTGTCCAGCGCGGCTGAGTGTGTTGCGGTTGTGTACCAGCCAAGTGTTCATACTGCCAACGTGATTCATAGGCCGGCCATCCTTGTGCATAGTCTCCTTGGATCAAATGACACACAGCCAAATTGAATCTAGCAGTGACATTGTTGGGCTCAAGTATTATAGCGTGTTGCAAAAAAGGTATGGCCCTAGCAGGTTGTCCACATTCACGCAACACATTGCCATAATTGTTGAAAGCTGCGGCTGAATCAGGATCTGCCACAAAAGCCTGTGCATAACAAGCCAAGGCCTGTTGTGGTTGACAGTCTGAACGAAATTGATTGCCTTGTTCTATAAGTTGATTTGGGTGCATGTAGTATTTAAAATTTTACTGAGACACTCTTTTATTTCTGATATCCATAAATACTTGTCAACGCAATTCTGCGTTTTATGCGGTTTAACCCACCGCGTACGGACTAGAACTCCGATCGGACTTCTTTAAGGAGAAACAAAATGGGACGTCCTCTTAAAATACAAAAATCAAGTACAGGATCTGGCAATGGCGGCGCAGCCGTTGGTGTGGATCTTGGTTTCCCCAACTTTGGGTCATTGACTGCACCAGTGTTTAATTCGCCAACGCAGACTCTTGACTCAGCTCAATATCTGGGCGTGGTCGGCGGCGCAGCACCTACTGACACGCCTTCTGCAACCAATCCTAGAGTTGATGTGACAGTGTACATCACTGGCGCAGCAGCAGCAGCACAAGGATACATTATCCGTCAGAAAGGCAGCCACAAGTATCTGGTTGGCGATGTGACTAGTATTGCAGACGAAGATCTAACGGTTGGTCTTGCTTATATAATCACCTCAGTTGGTACCACTGACTGGGTGGCTTGTGGAGCTCCTACCAACTACGGCCTGGGTACCATCTTTACTTGCTCAGCAGACGCAGGGGCTGGCACTGGCACAGCAAATCTAGTTGGTGTGTGCGTGTTGGAAGATTCTGCTACACCAAGTGCAGAAGGGTTGATGAGTATTACTTACACCACAGGCGATAGTACAGCTACCACGATTAGCAAGTTGACCAACAAGTGGTTGTTGAACTGGGCTGGTGGCTCAACTTATGCTGCCACATCAGTGGTAAATGATGCACGTTTTGTAGCCAACTTCTTCACAGACGAAGGCACAGTGATCAAATCAGGAACCGCGCAAGTCACGGCCAACTTGGCCATTGTTGACAACGTTACTTCCTAATTTGTAACACAACCAGGTCCTCCCAGCTACATACTGGGAGGATTTTTTTATGAGCATTGGATTTGTATTAGGCAACGGCATCAGCAGACTTGAAGTAGATGTCAAAACACTACAAGCAACTGGGCCTGTGTATGGGTGTAACGCTCTTTATCGTGAGCACACTCCCACAGTATTGGTCAGCACTGACAAAGCAATCAGCCAAGAAATACAAAATTCAGGCTACGCTACCAAAAATCGCATGTACACTCGCAGGCCCATGCCAGGCTTGGGTGCCAAAACTGTGCCACAAAATTATTTTGGTTTTAGTTCTGGACCCATTGCAGTGGGCATTGCTGCACTGGACCGCAACATAGCAGTGTATCTCATTGGATTTGACATGGGTCCAGCACAAAACAATCGTTTTAACAATGTGTATGCTGACACACAATTTTATAAAAAAAGCAATTCTTTGCCTACCTACACTGGCAACTGGGCCAGACAGCTGGCCACTGTGATAAAAGACCATCCCAAAATAAGTTTTTATCGAGTACAGGGTGAAACCACAGCCACAGTAAACGAGCTCAATGGCCTGGCAAATCTCAGACACATGCCCATAGCAGACTTTTTGAACCGCATAAATAACACAAAGGATCTGTAAATGTCAACAGTCAAACGTGTCAGCGGTGATTACACTGTTCAAACCATAAATGCAGGCGACTTAGTCACCTTAGAAAGTACCAATGTAAACATTGTGGGCAACCTCACGGTGACTGGTAATGCAGTGTTGACAGGCAATATCAATGCTGACAAAATTTTCAATGGTACTACCAGTGTTGAAATTCCTGTGATCAATGGTAATATCACATTCAATCCTGGTGGTGTCAGCAACATCATGGTAATCAGCCCAACTGGCACAACTTTTGCTGGTGCCGTGGGATTTACCGGCAACGTGGATGCGGGCAACGTCAACACCACAGGCAATGTAACCGGCAATGTGTTTTTGATACGGCGTGATGCCAGTGTGGGCACACCACTGATAAGATTTGAAGACACCGACACTACCCTTAGTGATGGTACCGTGCTTGGCGCCATTGAATGGTATACCAACGATTTGTCAGGATCTGGTGCCAGAGTCACTTCTGCCATCAAAAGCACAGCCAACAGTGTTTTAGGCAATGCCTTGGTACAGATTTTTACCAGCACCAGCGGCAACGCAGCAACAGCCAAGGTCACAGTGGACAGTGTGGGCAATGTGGGTGTGGCCAATACGGCTCCTTTACACACATTTGTGGTGAGTGGCAATACCTTTGTCAGCGACAATGCCAGTGTTATTGGCAATGTCAGCACCGGCAACATTTTGAATTCAGGACTGAGCAGTGTTACAGGCAACATAACTGGCGGCAATTTGATCACTGGAGGGTTGGCCACAGTCACAGGCAACATAACCGGTGCCAATGTGATCAGTACTGGTGCAGTCAGCGCAGGTGCCTTGGGCATCAGCGCCACAGGCAATGTCACTGGCGGCAACGTCAACAGCAACGGAGTCATGTGTGCTGTAGGCAATATCACCAACAACGGGGTTATCAATGCTGGATCAGGTTTTAGCACAGTGGCCAACGTTGTAACAGGCAATGCTATTGTGTCGGGCATCACCGACACCAGCACACTGACAGTGAACACACTCAGCGGTGGCCGAGGCATTGGTGCAGAAAACATTGTGTGGCAAAATACCACTGCCACCATGACGTCAGCAACCATGGCCAATGTGGGCAATTTGGGATTTTTTGTGCTGGCAGGACAAAGTTACAAATTTGAAGCATACTTGCCCATACTACCAGCAGGTTCCACCACCACTGCGTTTAGCACATATTTTGATGCTGGTATCTGTTATTACACTGTGGAAGCACAAGCTACTCAAACAGGTGTATTTGGCACATCAACTTCGAATGTGTCAGCTGCTGCAACTGCCACACAAGCAATGACAGGCACCACTCCCAGAGCAGCAAGAATCACTGGCACTATTCAAAGCAGTGTGAGCAATTCCAATGTGACTATTCAAGCTCAAACTTCCAGCAACGATCTAGCGGTACAAAGCGGTGCTTACCTGACCTACACAAGAATTGGCTAAAATAGCAAACAAGTCCTTTTGGTAAATACATCAGAGGACCTTGTTTATCCATGGCACAAAATATTATAGATGTAGGCGCCGCTGCCAACGATGGCACTGGTGAACCATTAAGAACAGCTTTTGAAGCTGTCAATAACAATTTCACCCAGATATTCGCTGCGGGTCCGGTGGATAGCAATGTGGTCATTACTGGTAACACCATTACTGTTACCGGGACCAACAACAATCTGGTGTTACGTGCCAATGGCATAGGCAACATCCAAGCCAACAGTTCAATCATGCCCAGCATTGATGCTGTGTATGATATTGGCGCTCCTGCTCAAAGAATCGACACAGTTTATGCCCAGTATTTTGTGGGCAATGGTGCTGGACTTACCAATGTAACCACTGCTGGCAGCAGCATTAATTCTGGAACCAGCAATGTTCGAATTGTAAGTTCTGGCGGCAATGCCACTGTATCAATTGGTGGTGTAAGTAATGTGGCAGTGTTTTCCACCGGTGGTGTCAACGTTGCAGCCAATGTAACTGCTGGAAATTTAGTAACTTCTGGGGTCAACGGAAATATCACTGGCGCCAATGTAATTTCTGCTGTGACCTTGACTGCATCAGGTAATGTGCTAGGCAATTACTTTCTTGGCAATGGTGCATTGTTGACTGGTATTTTGACCACAGCATCTAATCTGGTCAGTGGCAACAGCACAGTAAACATTGTGACTCCTGGCGGCAACGTGGCAGTGAGTGTAGGCGGACTCAGCAATCGTGCAGTGTTTGCCACAACCAGTGCCACATTTACTGGCAACTTGCTACCTGCAGCCAACAATGTTTACAGTCTTGGATCCAGCACACAGCGATGGGCCAACCTTTGGTTGACTGGCAGTACCATACGACTGGGCGACTCAACAATCACGTCCAACACTGACAGTATTATTTTGACCAACCCAGTGGGTGGATCTTTTGCAGTGCAAGGCATAGGCAATGTGACCAGTGGATCTTTTGCACTGGGCGACAGCAACCTGGTGATCAACGGTGCCAACGGCAATATCAGTGTAAGCGTAAACGGCACACCCAATGTGGCAGTGTTTGCCAACACCGGACTAGTAGCTACCAATTTGTCTGCAACAGGTCTGGTCAGAGCGTCAGGCAATGTCAGTGCAGTGGGCAATGTGATTGGTGGCAATGTCATAGCACTTAGTGCGGTAAGTGCTGTGAGTGCCGCAATTACAGGCAATATCACTGGTGGTAACGTTGTCACTGCAGGTGTAGTGAGTGCTGCTTCGGCCAATATTCCAGGCACCTTGACCAGCGGCGTTGTCAATGCTGTGGCACTGAGCCTGTCAGGCAATGTGATATCAGCAATAAACAGCGTCAGCGCAATCACTACTTCAGCCAATATCTCAGGCGGCAACATTGTCACAGCTGGCAAAATTACTGCACTTGGCAGCATAGTAGGCGGAGTATTTGTTGGTGACGGTTCACAACTTTCTGGTGTGGTAGCCACCAATGTGGGAGTGTTGCCCAGTTTGAGTGTGACAGGCACAGTGACCGCTGGCAATATATCCACTGCAGGATTTGTCTCTGCTGTGGGCAACATCACAGGTGGGAATTTACGAGCCACAGGGCTAAGTCTTTCAGGCAATGTGTTGACTCCATTGAATGTCACAGGCAACATAGTCAGCAACAACTTGGCAGTGATCAACGACATCACTGGCGCCAACAATTTTGTTACCAATTACATTCAAGCCAATGTGCTGGTGGTGTCAGTCTCTCTGAGTGCCAGCGGCAATGTGATTGGTGGCAACGTCAACAGTTACGCCGCAGTCAGTGCAGTGGCCAATGTCACAGGTGGCAATGTTCGCACTGCTGGACAAGTTTCAGCCACAGGCAATGTCACAGGTGGCAACGTCAACACTGGCGGTGTGATTAGTGCCATAGGTGCCATTACAGGTGCTAATATCACTGGCGCCAATATTTTAACAGCAGGATTAATTTCTGCCACAGGCAATGTCACAAGTGGTAATGTAACGGCAGCGGCGCTGGTATCAGCCGCAGCAGTCAGTGCCACAGGCAATGTCAACAGTGGCAATTTGCGCACAGCAGGACTAGTCTCCGCAGTGGGCAACATCATTGGTGGTAATATTCAAGGCGGAGCCAATGTCAATGCTGTCACACACACTGGATTCACAGTGTCAGTGTCAGGCAACATCAGCGGCAGCAACGTAATAGCAGCAGACACCATAAACGCACAGT